AAAGTAAAAGCCAAAACAGGCAAAGCACCAAGCGATGAAAGCAATGTTGATCTAGCAAGCGTGGGTATACGTGATACGTCAGGTTTTGAAGAGCCAGGACTGCCGCCTGAAGTTGGAGGAGAAGCACCTCCTGGTGAGCCTGCTGCACCAGAGGCTGCTCCCCCTGCCCCCGCTGCCCCACCCGAAGCCCCAGGAGTTTAACCATGCAAGCACAAGAAATTGGTTACACAGACATTAGTCAAGACCAATACAGCCAACGTCAAATAAAAGATAGTAGGAAACCCAAAATTACTTTAGCGCATTTAAATCGTTTGAAAAAAATGCGGGCTGCAAGGGATTTAGAAACATTAATGAAACAAGATTTACTTCAACTAATGTATGGTGCACCGCAAGAAGAAGGCGGAGGCATGGGCATCTAACATGGTTTACAACATTTATGTTGCAGGTAAAGGCAATGTTACTCTGCAAGACAGTCAATTAAATACCACAGCAACTAGCCTTGCACTTCCTGGTAGAAATCTCAGCAACTATGGTCTTAGTTTAAACCAAAACTTAGTTAACTTGCTGCAAAACTTTGCAGGTATCAGTCAACCAGCTAATGCTCAACAAGGTCAACTATGGTATGAAACAACTACTCAAGAGTTGAAAATATGGACAGGTAGCACATGGTCCATTATTACGCCCGCTGCTAACAGCAATGCAGGTAGTCATAGTATTGTTATAACCGTGGGGTTAGTTGATTATTACATCACAATTATTTTAAGCAACGCACAAATCGTTGCTGCATTTAGTGAAAGAGTATTTGTCCCTGCGGAGCTGCCTTCAGTAGTTACTATAGGCAGCATTACATATGATTTGTCAAGCCGTTTCCCAAATGGTCTTGTGCAAGGATTAACCATGGCACAAGAGGCAGGGAATGTGTTTGTTGTAGCTGGGCGAGCTAGCAGTGCAGATGTTTTAACAACTCCTAGATCCATCAACATAACAGGAGACGCCTTGGGTACAGCTTTATTTGATGGCAGTCAAAATATCAATATTGCTGTCGCTTTCAGCAACGTCAACGTTGCAGGAAGTTATAGTAAAGTCACTGTTGATAACAGTGGTCGTGTAGTATCTGGAAATGTCAATCTTGGAAACGTTGATATCACAACAGCATTGGGCTATACGCCTTTGGCAAGTGTGACACTTTCAGGCGCAGCAAATGTCACAACAGCAGTTACTGACGGGGCTACAGTTGATTTAACAGTTACTCTAGCAGATTCAGGAGTAATAGCTGGAACTTATAACAGCGTTACAGTTAACAGTAAAGGGCTAGTAACACAAGGTGTTGTAAGCTTAGATATGCCTTTATACAGTATCATACTATGGCCGCAAACATATCCAATACCCAGTAACTTCGCAGCTTGTAATGGTCAAACTGTAACAGGTGCCGGAGGAGTTTCTATAACAACACCAGATTTGAGAACATATACTCAAGGTCCTACAACATATATTCAGAGAATTAGTTAAAATTTGTAGTTTTTTTGTGATTTTCACGCACACGGTGTAAATATCGTTGAGTCTGTAAGCTTTTTAACAAGGAGCATGAAATGAGTAAAACAAAGTTAGAGAAGGTTTTAGAACACCTTCTGAATAATGAAGAGGGTCAAGCAAAAGCCCTTTTGCATCAAATCTTTATCGAAAAAGCTCGTGCTATTCATGAAGAACTGATGACACATGAAGAAGACGACATGATGGAAGTTGGTGGCAGTGGTGACCAAGGCGAAGACTTCATGCATGACGTTGAAGAAATGTCTGATGATATTGCTGATCATGATGAAGAAATTGAGTTTGAAGAAGTCATGAGCGAAGAAGAAGACGACATGATGGACATGGAAACTGAAGTGTCAGATGAAACAGATGACATGGAAGACATGGGCGACATGGAAGGCGCGGCCGATGGCGCAGAGCATGGTGAACTCAGCGGCATGGAAAAAGGCATTGATGCTTTAACAAAAGCTTTGCAAGAGCTAGAAGCTGAATTTGAACGCATCAAAGATCAAGGGGGCGAAGAAGAAGATCACGAAGGTGAAGATGATCTAGAAGTTGACGATCAAGAAGAAGTTGACGTAATGGATCAACCTGAAGGTGAAGAAGAAGAGTCAGAGGAAGAAGTTGAGGAAGTTGAAGAAGATTGGGATGCACTAAGTGAGGCCGTGAGTCTTGACGTAGTGGATCAAAATCCCATGCAAAGCCACAAAACTCCTGGCGAAGTTGGCAGCGGCAAGTTTGCTAGCGACGTAGGTGCTCGCGCAAAGAGCCCAGTTCCTCCCAGCCAAAAAGAACGCATGGGTGCAAAGCCTGTTGATCCCACAAAAGGTGGACATCACAGCGGTTACAATCGTGAATCTGCTCCCAGCAGTGCAACACTAAAGCACACCCAAGGTGACAACCGTCGCAAAAAAGCAACTGACCACATGAGTCATGTTAGCAAAGAAGGTGCAAGTGGAGCCATCCTTAACAAGAGTGGCGAAGGCAACAAAAAGAGCCCACTAACTCGTGCTCCTGCAAAATAAACTATTTGCAAAAGTAGTTTTTTAAAAAACGGCTGCTGAAAAGCAGCCGTTTTTATTTTGATTACTAAAAAAACTGTAGAAACCGCAGAAAATCACACTATTTTTTAATGGTTTAGACCCATGTGACTAAATATCTCTGACAAAAGAATGTCCGAGGATGCCGATGAAAAGCGCTCTGCTTATTGAACACCTTACATATGAACGAGCCGCTGCGGAAGTTTTAACTGAAACAGATGGTAATGGTCAAACTAAAAACATGTATATGAAAGGAATCTTCATTGAAGGTTCCCGCAGAAATCAAAATGGCAGAATTTATCCTGCCAATGAAATACGCCGAGCAGTAGAGCAAATCAAAGAACAAATTCGCAAAAACAACAGTGTTTTAGGCGAATGCGATCATCCTCAAGAACTACAGATTCATTTAGATCGTGTCAGTCACAAAATCACAGACATGTGGATGGATGGGGATAATGGTATTGGCAAGTTGCAAATATTACCTACACCCGTGGGCAATATTGTGAAAACTTTGCTTGATTGCGGTTGCAAACTAGGTGTTAGCAGTCGTGGCAGTGGTAATGTTGATGATGATGGTCGAGTAAGCGACTTTGATATGCTTACAGTGGACATTGTTGCCAACCCCAGTGCACCTAATGCATATCCCACTCCTGTGTATGAGCAAATAATGAATCGCAGACATGGATATCGGACTCTGGATCTAGCAGAAAGCGTCAGGCACGACCCCAAGGCCCAAAAGCACTTGAAAAAAGCCCTGCTCAGCTGGATTGATGATCTGAAACTTTAAAAGGAGCGACCGTCCAATGGAAACTACATTGAAAGATCTCCTGGAGAACACAGCATTGGGTGATGAACTCAAGGCAACTCTCCAAGAGGCTTTTGAAAACAAAATTCGCAGCATGGAGACACGTCTTCATGAGGACTACGCTGCTCGTTATCAAAATGACAAAGCAGTGCTAGTGGAAGCCATGGACCGGATGTTGAATGACACTATTCGCAGTGAACTCAGTGAGTTTGCTGAAGATCGTGCAAAATTTCGCAGTGCAACAAAAACAGCTAGCCAACGTTACAATGCCCGCTTGCGCGAGCACATGAAGGCTATCAATGCGTTTGTTGCACGTCAACTCAATGAAGAGCTAGCAGAATTTGTAAAAGATCGCCGTCAACTAAAAGTTCAACGTCGACAAATGGCAACAGAACTTGAGAGCATTAGAGAAAATACCAGCTTGGAATACAGTCAACGTGTTCGCAAACTGGAAGAATTCGTTCTCAAGCAACTAAGTGAGGAAATAGCTGAATTCCATGCTGACAAGAAAGCACTTGTAGAACAACGTGTGAAACTTGCACAGCAAGGACGTCAACGTATTGAAGAAACTCGCGCTCAATTTATTAATCGAGCCAAAAATCTTGTTGAAAGCACTCTAAACACTGTGATCCGTGATGAGCTCAGTCAATGGCGTGACGACATCAAAGTTGCAAGAGAAAACAACTTTGGACGCAAGATATTTGAAGCATATGCAGCTGAGTATATGAACAGCTATCTAGCTGAGCATAGCGAAGTTCGCAAGCTGACTCGTCAACTTACTGAAACCAACAGTCGTTTGGAAACTGCTCTACGTCAAGTAGACCGTCAAAAACAAGCTCAAACTCGTTTGGTGGAAGACGCACAAGCTCGAATCAAAACTGCTGAAGAACGTGCCCAGCGCATGGAAGTCATGCAGGAAATCATGGCACCTTTGGGCCGTGAAAAACGAGCAGTGATGGAAGATTTGTTGAAAAACATTCGCACACAAAACCTGCGAGAAGCTTTTAACAGATATCTACCCACTGTCATGCAGGGTAATGTTGCTCCTGCTGGTCGTGGCAAACAAGCCCTTGCTGAATCACAAACACAAGAAAAGCGAGCAGTGGTAACAGGCAACAGAACCAACAAACTTGCAGAATCAGTATCAGAAGAAACTCAGGCTGACCTGGGCCAAATTCTGTATCTGGCAGGTATCAATAGAGAATAAGGAGAACTATTAAAATGAGTAAAAATCTCTTTGAGACACACTGGGCAGCTACAAAACAGGCCCTATGCGAAGGTCTCAGCGGCAACCGCAAGAAAGTCATGGACGTGGTCCTTGACAACACCAAGCGCGAGCTAAACAAAATGAGTGGCATCTTGTTTGAGACTGCTACTCCCGGCAGCACAAGTGCTGGTAACATCGCAACCTTGAACAAGGTTATTTTGCCTGTTATCCGCCGAGTAATGCCAACTGTTATCGCCAATGAAATCATTGGTGTGCAGCCCATGACTGGTCCTGTTGGTCAAATCCACACTCTACGTGTGCGTTATGCTGACACCTTTGGTGCACCAAATGCAGTAGCAGCTGGTACTGAAGCTCTTAGCCCCTTTGACATTGCACGCTTCTACAGCGGTAATGGCAACAGCACAACTCCTCGCGCTGCTCCCACAAGCGTGCTCGAAGGCACAGCTGGCAAGAGACTGAACATCCAAATCTTGAAGGAAACAGTTGAAGCCAAAACCCGCAAGCTCAGCGCTCGCTGGACTTTCGAAGCTGCTCAAGATGCACAAGCCCAACAAGGCATTGACATTGAAGCAGAAATCATGGCAGCTTTGGCTCAAGAAATCACAGCTGAAATTGACCAAGAAATCTTGACCAGCTTGCGTACACTAGCTGGAACAACATTGACATATGACCAAGGTGCTGTAAGCGGTACTGCAACTTATGTTGGTGACGAACACGCTGCTCTTGCAGTGCTAATCAACCGTGGTGCAAACTTGATTGCTGCCCGCACACGTCGTGGTGCTGGTAACTGGGTTGTGGTAAGCCCCACAGCTTTGACAATCCTGCAAAGCGCAACAACTTCTGCTTTTGCTCGCACAACTGAGGGCACTTTCGAAGCTCCAACCAACACCAAGTTTGTTGGAACTTTGAACAACACCATGCGTGTGTATGTTGACCAATATGCTGCTGACGACACCAATGTATTGGTTGGTTTCAAAGGCCCTGGCGAAATAGATGCGGCTGCATATTATTGCCCATACGTTCCGCTGACAAGCAGTGGTGTGATTATTGATCCCACAACTTTTGAACCAGTTGTGAGTTTTATGTCACGCTATGGATATTTGGAACTTAGCAATACCGCATCAAGCCTTGGCAACGCAGCTGACTACTTGGCTGGTATTTCCATTAATACAGCTAACTTGAAGTTCATCTGATATATTTTCTTTATATTGATGAAGAAAAACCTGGGAGAAATCCCAGGTTTTTCATTATGCAGTTTGCCAAATCCATTTGGCATTGCCACAATCATAAATTCTTTGGAAACCTGCTGCGATAGCTAGACTGAACTCAGTTGATTCTGGAGTAACTAAATCTGGGTATTTTTTAATCAACTGCTGTTTGTTTAAAGTAAATCTATGATAACGAGATATTTCTGCATTTTTAAGACTGAAATACCAGTAGTTGGGTGGCGTATCAGTCATTCGAGTAAATCCTAAATGTGTGAGATATTGTCCTTCTCCCCAACGTAAGTCTGCATAGCTTATTACGCTTGTAGGTTCAAAATTTTGAACAAAAAACTTAAAAAGTTTAGCTGCTATCCCAGGATAGTGTTGCCCATCTGTGCTAAACCTAATCATTTCCCATTGTATATCACTTTTTTGTTTTCCAAGTTGCCTTGGTTTACTAAAGCTCATTACAGCACGCAAACAGTCTTGGCTATCAAATGCACCTATATGCTGTTTTGCTTGTGTGTAACCGCTTATGTGATGAGCGTTTAAAAAATCTCTACCGTGGTGATTCGATATTTTTTTCACAGTGAGTTTCCTAGCTGGAATACAAACTGAATTCAAACCCAAAGCATGCCTGAGCCGTGATTCAACCAAAGATCTTTTCTTTAACCACTGAAGAAAAAGAGCTGTTAGCGCTGTAATATTTTGTGATTTGCAAGATTGAAGTTTATCTAAATGATATGTTTTTGTTTTATACATTTGACTATGCCAATACAGACCGCAATATTCAATAGCTATTTGTTTTGAAGAGCTAAACAAATCCAACTCTTGACCGTTGCTTAGTATTTTCCTAGTTTTGATAAAATCACTACAGTTATTTTCTATCAGCCAAGTAGATATTTGCTTTTCTGGAACAATTTCAGCAGGGCTTTTAATATCAAGCATGTGTAGATATTTCAGCACGGTTGTTTCGCTTACCGACAAGTCACTAGCTATTTCTGATATTGATTTATTGCGGAAAAGCTCAGTCATTTGGACCACATCTGTCAATATATCTAAAGTGCCAGGACTATAGGATATTTGAGCAGGGTTGCGGACATTGTATTTTTGTTGATTTGTGTTTTGTATTTGTTTTTGAACGTCTGGACGTTTGATGTGCCAATCTACACCGTGCTCTATGTGACAAGAAGTCCTTATTTTATTAATAACAGTAGAATCTTTCATAGGATTGTTTTGCCGGGTATTGGCTATTACATGAGCTTGCTGAAAAGGATTTGCAACACCATATTTTTCAAGGTTGGTTTGTTGAGCACGGGCGCGAGATTTGGGATTAGCTAGTCCTATCCCTCCTTGACTTTTCATTTTGGCGATCCTGCGTTGAGTCGCTGCTGATTTAGCATGATCACATGATCGTGAACAGAACTCGCGATAGCCTGTTGTTATGCTGACAAATGTTAAAGATTGACCACATGCACACAGAGGTGGGTGTTCCAAGCTATTCACATAACAATAGATTTTTTCACTCCAGTTTGCACATATTGTGCTTGCGGGCCATGCTGTTACAGCAAGTGCCAAGTCTTTGTTACTTTTTACTCGTGTAGCTATGCCGTCTGGCGCATGTGTAGCTAACAAGTGTTGAATTTGGGAAACAAAAGGGTCTTGTGTATTTGATGCCATGCCTATATTTACTTTATAAAATCATAAAACGCTAGAGTTGAGAAAATGTTTGACAAACTTTCAGCTATATGCAACAATATAGATATTTTGCAAAAGGGCTTGTTATGCAGAGGCTACCTGATTTGAAAAGTGATGTATTGCCGTTTAACGATTTACAACTTCACATGACAAAGCAAGATTTTTGGAGCAGCAAGCTGAGGTTGCAAAATG